CCCGCCGCCACCTATTGCAGGACCAACGGCCCAGCCGCCGGCAAAATTCCATCCTGGTCCAATTGAAAATCCCATAGTGTTCCTTTGTTTGGAGTATTTATACTGATGGGCAGGATTGATACTGCGGTCAACAAGAAAGCACCTTGCGGTGCTTTCTTGCAACTCCCCATCCCTGGGTTGTTTTTGTTTTTGATACGTCTGATAGACGCAGTACAAACCTTTTGTTTTTCGATTAGGAAAAACTAAGGTTCTGGACGGCAATCTCCCCCACGTAGTCGGCGGCGTTCCCGAAACTCGAGGCAGTGTTCGTTAATTCTACGAAGCCATAACGTGTCATAAATGATACGACTGGTTCGAAGGTTGACGGATCTAATACAACGCCAGAGCTCATTAACGGAATGTATGGGCAGTAGAACGCGGCAGCATCAGCTTCTGATGTACCTTTGTAACCTACCAATACGCTCTGTGTGTCTTGAGCATAGCTGTTTACAAACACACGCATAGCACCGTTTAAAGTACCAACAAACTTGGTGTTTGTAGGAGCTTCAAAAGTACCTTCTGTTGTACGAGCAAATGCACTAGTTGTTGCACTTTGTAAAACAGTTAAACTTGCTGGACTTACAACACACCAGTTACCAGCACCACGACGTGTACGCTGAGCGATCAAGTTTGCAACTCTGTTGATAAGAACAGCCAAAGCAGCGTGCTCGTCACCAACGAATGTAGCAGTACCAGATACAGTAGCTTGGTTGTATGTGTACTCGGTTGCAGCCAAAGTCTGCAAGCTCAAGAGGATCTCTTGATCGATCTCAGCTGTGATCTCTTGTGCAAGAGCAGCCATGATTTCTGCTTCAACGTCAATACCATGCATGGCTTGTGCGTCTTGTGCAGATTCAAAAGTCCAACGTGCTTGTAACTTACGAGTCTTAGCTTCAACAGCCTGTTTCAAGATCTGAACACTAATCTGCTTACCGCCAGTACCTTCCATGGTAGCTGTGTTATTGCCAGTGTAACCGCTAGCAGTAGTAGCACCTTGTGGAACTGTGGAGTATGCAGTTGCAATAGTGAACGGGCTTAATGCTTCTTGGCCGGCTGTTACACTAGTTGCTGCTTGGCTGTTGTCAGTCAAGCTCTGTGCGTATCTTACACGCAATGTGTGGATTTGACCCACTGGACCTGTCATTGGCTGTACGCCTACCAACTCGTTAGCGATAACAGTTGGCATAACACGTCGTATCACTGGCAGAATCACTCTGTTCAAGGTAGCGATGTTGCCGCTTGCAGTAGAACCAGAAGTTGCGTTCTCTTTCAAGTACTTTTTGGTATTTTCAAGGATAACTGCCATTGAATTGCGTTTTGAGCCATTTAAGCCCTCGAGCAATGCTTCTTTGGTTTCTCCCCAACGACTTTCTAATAATTCTTGTGACATTTAAGTCTCCTTTTTCTATCTAATTTTAAAGCCCTGCCAGACGCTTGAGGTCAATCACATTGCTGTGATCTTCTTCCTGGACACGGGCAGATTTATCGCCAGTTGCAACGGAAACGTTCTCTGTGATCACTCGTGGTGCTTTCACAGATTTGTCTGCCAATACAGCCGGTAGATACTTTTCGAAAGCACTGGACAGTCTAGCTGTCTGTACACTTTCCAACAAATTACGCATTAGTGCTTGTTTTTCCTTGTTTAAAGGAGCAAGCAATTCGTCCATGGTGCTTTCGCGTTCATTGGATTCCTTGATTATGCGTATTTCGCGTTCTTTGCTTTCAACTAAGGTTTTTGCCTTGGCTGAAAGTTGGATGGCCTCACCCAGTTGTTTTTCTCTTTGAGCAATAATGCTGTGCAACTTGCGAACTTCGGCTTTCTCATTTAAATGGGTAGCACCAAATTCTGCTGCGTATGCTTCAAAAATTCTACGACCAAAATTGTTCTCGCGAGCAACTTTGATATCTTCCTGCAACTGATTGAGTTCAGCCTTGAGATGACGGCCAACAGCGTTGGACATTTTCTTGGCACTTTCTGTTACGAAACGTGCTTTGAGTGTTTCCAACTGACGACGAGCTTCGCGAACCAAACGGACCTTGGTTTTAACCACGTCCTGTTTGTCTTGTGCAAATTCACGAATTTCGCTGGCAAGTGCATGTACCACAAAGTTTTCTAACTTCTCAATACCTTCGGTATGCATCTTGCGATCTTTACGCAGTTCGCCGATTTCTTCAGCCAATTTGGTTACCATAAAGTCGTTAAACTTGGTGGAACTTTCTTTCATTTTGGCTTGAAAACGTACACGATCTTCAGCAAGTTGTTGCTTTTCAGCTTGAACTGCTTGGATCTCTGCTTGTAGACCTTCTGTTACCATACGATCCAGGGCTTCCACCATTACTTGTTTGTCATGCTCTAAACGTTGTGCAAACTCTTCGCGGAGTTCTGCACGCACTTGTTCACGAGCTTCATTGAGCTTGGCTTCCCAGGCTTCAGTGATCTGCTGTTGAGCTTCCTCGTTGATCAAGTCGCTGTCTAGTAACGGTTTTAAACTATCTAACATAGTATTATTTCCCTTCTATTTTGAGACCACGTATAAGGCGAATCACTTCGTCTCGTACATAGCTCTTTGCTTTGTTGCTTTTAGCCGGGTCTTTGAACATATCCAACAAGCGTTGTCCGCCGGCATGATTTAACAGGCCTTCGTATATTGCTGTGGGATATGCATTTGGAGCACTGGGCTGAGCAACCACATCCACAGTGACGATTTCAAAGTCACTGACATGTCCGTTGGCGTCGTTGACATTTCCTGATCCACGACTGCTAACACCTAGTTTTACACCGTTGGTCAACATGGTTTTTACCAGTTCGCCCATGGGTGTGGGTAATATTTTTAATGTGCCGTATCCGCAAGGACCTTCCATCCACATGCGTTCAATCATGTGACTGACTCGATCTAGATTGATTTTCAAATCGTCTGGATGATCTACTTCACCCAACACACTGTGACCACTCTTGATTTGTTCATTGATGGTGTCTACTGCTTTGGCTATTTCGGTTACTGGATACACACGCTCGTTGGCGTTTCTTACGCCGCCCTCAATGCAAATTCCTTTGAGTTTTAAAGTTTTGCCGTGTCCATCAGCAGCTTCCTCAGTCAACAGTTCAATGTTGGCCTGAGTAAAGCTGAGATGTTCTTTTAGATATCGAGCCATATCTGCCTATTATCCTTTTGGAAAAGGAGTTCTAGTGTTTGTACCAGCAGCCTGTGTCAAAGTTGGCTTTGGGGCCGCATCTAACTTGGTGTTGCTTGTGCCTTTACCGGGGGTGTTTTTGAACTTGCCGGCTTCGGGTAAATCAGCAGTTTTAGGAGCTGGACGGCCTTGTGCTACATCGCCGGTCATTTTGACTGGAGCACCTTGCATGCCTTTGGCGCCGGAGTTGAAAGCCACTACGCTTTTGTTGTTGGCACCGTCATCGCCGTGCTTTGGAGCAGGAACTTTGTCTAACTGTACGTTTTCCATCATGCCCATTTCGTCCATGTCGTTGTCGGCAAATGCCTGGGTGTCGTCCATTTCTAGAGCATCACCGGCCAATTCGTCGCCTTCTTCGCCTTGTAAATCGCTGTCGATACCGCCTTCGTCATTGCCCATCATGGCTTCAAATTCGGCCATGAGTTCGTCTAACTTGTCTTCCAAGTCAATGACTCTGTCTTCGATATCACCGTCTTCGTCATGGTCTTTTTCCATGTCGTGAGTTAAATCTTCGCCGTCTTCTTCGGCTTCGTCGTCAAACTCTTCGTCGCCTTCCATCTGCATGCCGGCTTCTTCGCTCTCAACGTCGTCAATCAAGCTGTCACTGGCGTCACCGCCCATGCTTTCATCTTCCATGCCTTCGTCGAGGTCTTCCTCTTCGCCGTCTTCTTCCTCGTCGTCCTGATCTTCTTCGTTCATGAGGTTTTCATAGATTTCACGACTTTTTTCAACTACTATGTCGTGGAAAAGCTCTTTAGCTTTGTCTTCTTCATCGTTGATCACATATTCGATCAACTGTTCAAATTTCGATGTCATAATATCTCCTTAAGTAATGGCTCGTATATTACTTACGTCAAAAGAGAAATATTGGTAGTTTTGAGGCCAAAAACTGGTAGTTTTTGACAGAGATTGTGACTGTAGCGTTACAGTCCGGGTGCAGCCGGAGGTGGTGCGTACTGTTGCTTGACCAGCTTGAGTTTTTCTTTGTACTCGT